GCACTTGAAAAATTCTCTTGCTTCATGTTAGGGGCGTTTCTTAATCCAGAAGCAGCAGGTGATGCTCCTAGCTCTCTTAATTGCTTACGCAACTCAATATTCTGACGACGAAGACGACGGGTAGCTCTTTGCTCACGTACTTGTGTCATTTGTGTTTCACTCATCTCACTACGTGCTGGACGTGTTGAACTTACGTTATTGCTACGACGTGAACGTCTAGCAAATTTTGAGCGTCTTTGACGGCTCGCTTCTACTTTTTCTTCTGTACTCACTTCTTCTGTGATTTCTTCGCCTCCACCTGCATCAATTAAATCCATAGCCATTGAATGCACTGCTTCGGCTTGTTCTGCTGACAGCCCCATGTCAACTAAAAGGTTTACAAATGCATCGTGTTGGTCGGGGCTTTCCTCCACGTTTTCTTCAGTTACCGCTGTTTCTTCTTCAACAACAACTTCTTCTTCAAATTTATACTTACTCATATCTATATATATAGGGTGTTTATTTCTAGTAACTCCAACGTGCTTCGTCTAAGGTTTCTATAAAAACTTCGTAATCTATTAACCTTAAATTATTGGGTCGCATTTCTTCAAAGATAACTTCAGCACGTTCATATTCTTCATTTAAAACCGCTTGTTCTATTATGTCGATTGCATGAATCCATGTTTGGTCTGCACCGTAGTCTTCACGAAACTCACTTAGAATAGCAAATAGTTCTTCTTGTGGTGTGTTGTTCCATACATCCCATATACGATTTATTAATGGGTTCATATTTAAAATTCTATTTCTACTTCGTCCTCTGAGTAGTCATCTTGTATTTCCTCAAATAATTCTATTAACCCTTCTTCTGTTTCTAAAGATGCTCCACGCATATTTATTTCAACCATAGGTCGGTTGTCAATAGGGGCATCCGCTAAACCGAAGTCATCAATATTAATATCGTCCTCTTCTTCGCTATACCCTGCGTCATTTACCAATTGGTAAACCTCATTGTATGTTAAACCTTTTATTACTATTATCATCTTTAAGTTGTTTTAATACCAATCTATAACTTCCCCAACTTCATTAAGGTTAGGTACTATTACATTATCCATAATCCTTTCAAACTCGTCAAAAGTCATTTCACCTTCTAAGTAAAAAAAATTAGATTCGGATTCTCTAAAACGACCTGCTTCCATATCTGTAAACTCAATCGCAAAAGAATCAGTAGTTGTTCTATTGTAAGAGTCTATAACCCTTTCAAAGTCTGCTTCTGTTCCGTAAAATTCTATCTCTGCTGTCTGTAATCTCATCTTTAAGTTGTTTTATATTAAAAAAGCTAATAGGCTTCTGTCGTCTGTACCACCCATAGTTACTGCTTTACACAAAAATTCCGTAGATTCGCCTTCATTTAATTTAAATGGGAAAGTATTGTTAGCAATATCTGAACCTACTAAAAGAAAATTTAAAGTTACATTAACACCCAAGTTAGAGGTTGCTATAACTAAAAGAAAGTCCTGACCGTTTTCAGTAAATAACAATTGCTCAATATTTACATACCCTGACCCTTCATTAATAATTTGTATATTTTCTAACGCACCTGCTGCACTAATTGAGAAGCCGACTTTAAAGCCCGTTCCTAAATTAGAAGCTACGGGTGTATAAACAAAGTAACCGCTTTCAACTGGTACGCCAGCTACGGTCATAGTGCCAACACCCTTATTAATTCCCGTAGCGTTTACATCGTCTACTATTGTAGAAACTGTCATGCCTGCACGAAAATTATTACCTTCATCATCTATTGTTGCTGAAACTATGTCACCTGCTGTTGCAACTATTGTAATCGTTGCATTTCCATCACCTCCTATAATATCAGTGGTTTCATTGATATTACCAGAACCGTTAAATCTTCCCGTAGTTAAACCCACAAGAGAACTTACAATGTCCTTATTTTCAGAAAATGGATTAAAAACAGAATTGGGTACGGCTGGTGTGATAGTTAGTGTTACTGCTACTGCGTTATCATTATGTAGTCGTAAGCTAGAAGGTAATGTTTGTACACCGCTAGTTAATTGTAATGCTGGGTAATATTTATATGCGCTCATTTTTATTTCTTTTTATTAGTAACCGTAATCGTAAAGTAAATCCTCTAGCTCTCTTGCAACTCTTGTAACGTCTTTTCTTCCCGCCCCGTAAGTTTCTGCCCAAGCCACTACATCGTTTTGAATCCTGAAAGAAACTCCTAAGTCGTCTAAGTTATTAAAAGCGTCTTCTACTAAACCTCCATCACCTTCGTCTATGGCAAATACTAATTGCAATAGGTAGGTAAATTCTTCTGAATTTTTATTTAACATATTCTTTTTATTAGTAGATAAAGGCGTCGTAACCTTCATCGTTTAGTTCTGCTTCTAGCTCATATAAAATTTCTTCACTAGTCCCCAAACCATAAATTTCAATTAAGCGTAATTCACCATCATTAATAATTTGGTAATCATAATTCGCCCAATTACGGCTATAATCTGACATAAATTCACGAACGCTATAAGTCATTCTTGAGCGTGTTGTGTCTACTTGTATTGTTCCTATTAAATTCATATTCTTTTTATTAGTCTTCGTATCTGTGGAATATCTCGTTAGCATAGTACATTCTGTCAATGTATCGTAAAAGGTCTTCAAGAGCATCATTTCCCATACCTTTAGCTAAAGCCTCAGCTAGTTCTTCAGAACCTAAATCTCTTTCTATTTCGTCATAAATGTCCCAAAGGTCATTTGAGTCTACGTAAAAGTTTTTCTTTTTCATATCGTTTTTATTAGTAGTTGTCCATAATCTTTTCCTCTAAACCTTCTCTTACGTGTTCAGCTATTTCCCTCCAGTCAATTTTGGAAAGGGATAAATTAACAAGGTCCGATATAATTCCAGAGTTTGGAATATCACTATCCACTAAATCTCTAAACTCGTCTTCTATACTTCCTGAGTCAATGTCTTCTGGTTTCAACTCTTGGTCGTAGGCACTATCCACAAAATACGGAATATAATCCCATACGCTAACTGTCCAAGTTTCGAAATTCGTCCAGCCGTTGTAGCTTAATTCTCTTTTCTTATTCATTTTAATTTCTTTTTTATTAGTAACCGTCAATTGCTTCTGCTAGTTCGTCTAATAAATAAATTATATCCATTTTGTCTGACGCATCAATACTTAATTCATCTAACATATTTTCAATCTGACTTAATAAATCTTCTGTCTTCTTATTCATTTTAATTTGTTTTGTTACTACTTTATATATCTTAATACTATGCTGTTTATTTTAATATCCGTATTTATTTAACTCTCTTACTCTTGAGCGTATTTCTTTCATAAACTCTTTTTTAGTATCATACCAATGGCTTTCTACATTCAAAGTAATTTCACCTCTATCATATTCTTGTAAATCAAAGTCGGTAAATTCTTCATAAATAGCTTCGCTTTCCTCTTTAGTGTCATATAATAAATATGCTTCATATACCCTTCTATCTTGCTCAAAATCTATATTTTGTTTTTCTACTCTTATCATTTTATTATCCGTATTTAGCTTTTATTGAACCGCAAACTTTTTCTGCGGTTGCCTTATCACCATAAGTTGCCATTTGGTCAACAATACATTGCTCCCACGGGTACGATTCTAAACTAATTTTTGTTGAATATACATCTTTTTTGGTGTTATAACCAAATTCTTTTAACATTTTTGCATCTAATAACGCTCTATAATACTTTACTTTCATTTGGTCTAGCTCAACTTTTTCCATCTCTACTTCCTCATCATTCTCTGCTTCGGCTTGTGATTCCTCAATAGCCTCTACTTCACCATCCCATTCTATTAGCACCCCTTCAAAGACTTCTAAATTTACGCCTGCTTGGGTTATATACTTCCCACTAGCAAGTTCTGTTGGTAAGCCCTCACTATCAATTGCAATTACAGTGGACCCCGATTTAAAAGAGTCATCTTCCGTAGCTATAACAACCCCATCACTTAGTGTAATTTCTGAATAGAACTTGCGTTTAATATTAAACCATAGCTTTTTAAAGTTCTTTTTAAAGTTTGGGGTCTTAACCTTAACGCTCATTTCTTCTACCTTATCAATAAAATATCCTTCTATGGATAGCCCACGAATAGAACCCTCTTTTACTTGTGACCATAGCTCATCGTTTTCAACTTTCATACGGACGCACCAGCTACCTTCGGGTAAGTCTAAACCATAATGTTTTGACTTGTCCATGTCGGGGTCTGAAACAATCCAAGATTCTACAACGTGGACATCTTCAACAGGTACTTCATGTTCTAGTGTGTGTTCATTTGTACGGCTGTTCTTCATGTACATTTCACTTGCTAACTTTACCGTTTCTTTGGAAAAGAAAACGTCATATTCTTCGTCATTCATTTCGTCATAACGTGGAATATTCTTGTCAGGAATAAGAGCAGCACCAATTAACGTGCGCTTATCTTCATCGACTTTTGCCAAAGACAACGCTTTAGTATTCTTCCCTTTAGAAAAGAATAAAAAGTTTTCTTCTATTGCTGGGAATTTAACAAGTGAAATAGCTTCTACGGGTAACCCCATACCATCTTCACCAATTAAAAGTTCTATTAGTTTACGTTCCATACTTATCTATATAAGGTGTTTATAATATAATTTGATTGTTCAGTCTGTTTTGTGACATCTGTTGACCTTGTAGTTGTGATTGAACTACATACGCTTGGTTTAAATTAGAAGGTGAATCTAATCTAGCTGGTAATGGTAAAGTCGCTTGTGACCCTCCACCTCCACCGCCTCGACTACCTCCACCAATAGAACCCCCACCGCTTGCACCTGCTTCATTCATTACCGCCTTTATACTTGCAAAAGTTCCAGCTATTGTTCCTAACATAGTAGCAACGTAAGCAACAAAAGTAAACGGTGCGGCTGGACCTGTATCTTTTGCAGCTTTTGCAGCACCAGCAATCGCATTTGCCATAGCCACAGATTGATTTAGCAAAATGTCAATAACTGCGAGTCTTTTTTGTTGTTCAGAATTTTCTTCAGCTAGGTCGCTTAAATTGCCTAATAACCCAGAAACACTGTTTACCATTTTACCAACTGCTTGCTTTTTTAAAGCCTGCACTTTGTCATTCTCAGCTATTTCTTTGTCGTTAAACTTTTTATTTATTGCCTCTATTTCTAGTCTAGATTTTTCAGTTAGTTGTTTTGATTCTTCGCTGTCTTTAACTGCTAATTCTTGAAGTTTAGCATATCTTTCTTGTACTTGTAAAATTTCATTTTCTTGGTCAGTGGCTAAAGCAGCGGTTAGTGTAGCTGCATCTTGCTTTAACTTTTCTTCTTCTTCTTCTTTCTTTTCGTCAGCACGTACTTTAAAATCATTTGTTATTCCCTCCCTGTCCATTAGATAGTTTTGCTCTAAAACTAATAAATCTGTTAGAGTCCCACCCCTTGCTTTTAATTCTTCTTTAGCTGTTTCGTGTTGAATCTCAAGACTTCTTAATTGCCTTTGTTCTTCGTCTTGGATTAAACGTAACTCTGTTTGTTGCGCTATTGTAATACGCTGGTTAGCTAACCATTTTACGTCTGCTGCTTTTTGTTGTTCTATCCTTTTACGCTCTGCTTCTGCTTCCCTTTGAGTTTGTAAAGCTGCTTGTTCTGCATCTCTCGTTGATTGGGCTGCATCAGCTTGGTTTCCTAATTCGTCAGAAATTCTTTTATTTATTTGATTGATTTCTGTTAGTCTTCCTTGTTGCCTTTCTTGTAAATCTGTCTTTTCTTTTTCAAACTTTAACTCTATATCAATAGCACGTTGTTTAAGAATATTAGCTTCAAATTCTCTTGCTTTTTCTAACATTCCAAGTTTAACAAATTCACGTTTTGACAACATTTCACCAGCAGTAAGTTTGTTTTGTGTTGTTAAGGCATCTGTTACTGCCTGCATTACGTCAGCTTTGTCTTGTTCGTTAGCTATTAAAAGTTCATCTTTTAATATTAAATCAGCATAAGATTCATTAATCTTATCAATTGAACCCTCTGCGTTTAAATCTATATTTGCTAATCTTGGTAGTGTTTTAGCTAGTTCTTTTACTGCTGCCACTCTGTCTAACTCTAAAGCATTTACATCTGTTGCTGTTTTTTTATAGACTTCTAACTCTGCTGTTGTTCTTGCAAGTTGTTCAGTTTGTTTCTTCTCTACTTCTGCTTGCTTCCTACCTGCTTCTGAAGTTATACCAAGTAAATCAGAATATTTTTGCCAGTTACCAATAACTTCTTCTAAAGCCATAATGACGACCCCAATACCAATTGCTGCCCAAGCTGACTTTAAAGCCTTAAAACCTTTTGATAACCTGCCTACTTGTCGTTGAGTACCTTTAAAACCCCTAGTAAGTTTTTGTAAACTTCTAGGCAAGACTTGCGAAAACAAATCACCAAGACCGCCCCAATCAGCTTTGCTTTCTTTAGTTATTTTTTTTGTTTGTTTACCTAAATTTTTAGTCGCTTCGGTAGCTTTGGAAATTGGAGCTGTGGCTTTGTCCTCAGCTTCTAAAACTATTTGTATTTTATTTACGGTACCCATTTTGTAGTATCAATTTTAAAGTCTTAAAAAACCCCTTTGATTTTGAATGTCTTCCATACCATTGGCTATATAGTGGGTGTCCTTTTGCCTCTATTGTCTTCATGGTTCTCACCATTTGAGGAATTGCATACCCTATTGAATTAATATAGTATTTCATATTTTATTGAAGATTAACCAATCGTCACTTAGTAAATTTGCAAACATTATTTCAGTGGGGTCTAAGTTGTAAAAAATAGGGTAGACATCATTTTGCTCAAGTCCAGAATCTATTTGAAGTGTTGTCATCTCTAAATCAATAAACCAAGCACTTGTAACATTTGCTGCACCCGTACATGAAATAGTGAAAAATGCTTGCTCACCATCTTTAGCTTGTTGCGAGTCAATTGTAATTACGGCACTTCCTAGTGCGTCTTTGTTTTCTGCTATTATAGTTGTTGTTCCTACATTTCGTGCTATTGATTTTGCGCCTCTTGACAGCCTTGTATTAGCTACTGTTCCTTGTGTGTTTTGTGTAACGGTATTACCTATGACGCCAGCCGAACCACCAACTTCAACAACCACCGCTTGAACTCTTATATATATTACTGTGTCTGTGGGTATTAACCACGTGTTTATACCTGCTTCTGTTTGAGCTAAAACAGGGGTGGCGTTTATTGTAGTTGCTTGTAAGTTGGTTTTTATATTAGTTCCATTTATGCCCCTTTGACTAAAAAGCCTAACATTTGCCAAAGGAAAATCATTGTACGGATTAGCTGGTTTAGCATAAATATTTGAGGGCTGAATGCCCCCTACGCCTCCACCGCCATTACCTCCACCACCACCACGCCCTCCCGTTATTGCGGAAGCCGTCCTTGAAACACAACTTGTATTTGTATTGTCCCAAACATACCCATGTATAACACAACATAGTTCTGTTGAAGGTACTGCTAAACCTGAAGCTGAATCTACAAAATTAACCGTTCCATCTGTTTGAAAAGAATCGGGTATTGAATCGCAAGTAGTTGACCCAATCCCAATTGGTTTATTTATAACTTTTATAAGTTTGGCTTTTGCCAAAGAATTGCCACCAACGGCAAAATTACTTATACTTAACAAACGCCAAAAACAACCGTCTAAATATAAGTTGTCATTAAATTTTAAATCGTATAACTCAGTGTAATTAAGATTAATATCACACGTCATAATACGGGCATCACGGCTATAAATCTCACTAAAAAGCTGTGACCAGTAATTGTAAAATGAATATTTTAAAGTAGTGCCTCCCGTTGTCCCACCGCTTATTGCTGGTGTTAAAAAGTTGTCTGGGTAGTCATAGCCCCAAGCTAAAGACTTTGTTGTTGTTGTAACACCGTAAGTATTGTATTCTGCAAAATAAGGAAATTGTGTGTATACAGCTCCATCAATTGCCCACGTCATACCGTTCCCAATATCTTGCAAGCCGTTGTAATATGCAAGAACAGGTTTACTAGACACCCATTTTTTACCACATTCGAAAGTTCCAACAACTCCGTTCCACTCCCAAAATTTAGGTATTAAAACATTTGGCATAGATGAAGGTGACGTACTACACACGTTGCTGTAAACTGGTGAATTTCTATAAGGCTGAAAAACTTGTGTTGTTTTTCCGTCTTCTGTCGCAAAATCATTTTCATTCAAATATGAATATTTGCCTTTAATCCAACCTATGTTTTCTTGCCACCATGTATTTGAATTGTCTTTACCTTCTGCATCTGTAAATTCAAAAGTCTTTTTTTGAAACTCTAATGTTGACTTTATTTGAATAGAATCTTGGTCTACAATTTTTGTCCAATCTTTGTTTACATTGCCTTCTTCCCAATAGTCTGACCACGGTTCTATTTTCATAACCGTAGGTTCTTTCTGGTCACTTATTATAACTAAATTAAATCTTTCTATTATAGCTTTTAACCACTCATCGACAGAAACGTCAGGGAAATTTTGGCTTACATCTACAAAAGAGGCTGCTGAATCCCAAGATATTAATTCAAAGCTAGTTACAGCATCTGCTCCCGTTTGAAAATAAGTTATACTTTCTTCAGATTGAAACATAACAAGGGGACGGCAAGAGTCCCCAGCACTCATTGCTACAACCGTTTCAAAAGTAACAACAGATATAGCATTATACGCACACGCTTGTGTATATGACTGCCCGTATTCTTCTCCGTTAAGGTCTACACGAACCGCGAAATTATAATTGCCTGCTGTTGCTCTGTCGCTTCTTACTACATTAGTTGTTTTTAAAGTAAATGTGCCGTCAAATGGGGCAATAAAAGCCTCAGAATATAATCCGTCGGGGTCGTAAAATGGTGCAACACTTTCATTAAAATATACTATTGGTAACCAAATACTAGAAAATTGCGGTAACAACAATATGTCTTCACCATAACCTACTTTAAAGCCATAGCTCGGTCTACCCTCTACCCTTAAAGTTTCTAAAGCTAGAAACATATAAACCTTTTGAATGTCTGCTGAATTAAGCCACGTACTAGATATTGTAAAACCAGCCTTATTAAATATGTATTCTATTAGATAGGCTATCCTAATAGAAGGTTTCATATTTATAGAGAATAAAGTTAGTCCTAAATCAGAATTAGCATTACCAAAAATTCCAATACTTGGAACGGCTGTTGCTGAATCTGTATTGCCTGAAGCTCCGTTGTCTGCTATTGGGTAGACTATTGTGCCAGCACCAACTGCACCCGTTGTAATGTCGTTTGAGGTGTCCCAAGAATCTTTTATATTATCCCAGTTCAAAGCATGGTCAAGGTCAGTGTCTACCGTCCCTGCCTCTGTCGTGAATAGCTGTTGCCATGTAGTGCCTTTTATAGTTTCAAAAACTGAAGCAACAGATTCTAATATGCTAACCTCATAACCTACACCGCTAACAGAATACAATTGAAGTGTCCCTTGCATTAACAAAATGGTGTCACTTGACAAAGTACAAGTGGTTTTAGTATTGGGTGTAAAAGTTCCGTTTGTCACATTTGCATTAAAGTAAAAAGCAAAGAATTTATTGTTGCCTTTAGTAAGGGGCATTTTAAAACGAAAAGAATACGGGCTTCTTCGTGACATTGGGTCACTAAGGTCTAAGTATTGAAAGTTTAATTCAATAGGTGTTTCAGGTATGTCTAACTCAAATTGAGTTGTACCCGTTTGTTCTGTTGCGATTAATTGAATCATGGGTTAGCTCGTCTTCTACTAATTTCTATTTTTAAAGTATAAGCCACAGCCCTGTCATTTAACCCTGTCATTTTCTTTTGCTGGGTTTCTAAGACATAAGCCTGCACAACTCCGTTACTTGCACTTTGTTCAGACGAACCAAACAAACTATTGCCAGATAAAAATACACGTTCACTATTTAGTAATGAACGCACCATTGGGTTTAACAAATCTGGGTTGCCTCCAATAGTCGTAAGTTCTAAAATTGTCTTTGCATGAACTTTTGAACTTCTTTTGCCACCCATCCACGATTGTTTTACATACACATCTGAACCTATTCCATTAGCAGTTAAACTATTTCCACCTGACGTTCTATAATCTTTCTTTTCTATCTCTTGTGTTTCTTGCACCTTGCCCAAAAGCGGTAAGTTGTCTACACCTCCTTTACTATTCCACCAATGAACCGAAAAGATTTGGTCATCAGTAACATACTTGCCACAAGAAACCCGTTCAAATCTATATGCTTGTGAAGTTTCGTTACCAGTCAAAGTTGATGCACTTGCAAATTGTATATCGTAGTGTGTCCATGATGCGTTAAAACCATAGCTGGGTTTTGCTATTGCGTTTGTCGATTGTGCTTCTAAATTTGCTGTGCCACATCCAAAATATAAAAGGCTTTTAGCATCTGGTAATGTTGCTGCTGGTATAACCCCACCGTTAGTACCTGTGTTTTGAAAATATGATTGTGATAACTGAGAACTATTTTTATAGTATGTTACAAAAATATAATCTGAATTAGCTGAACCTACGTCATCACCATTTAAAAAAGCTAAAGAAGCCCATTGCGTATTTGACCCATCATAAAGAATACTTGTTTTTAATTGCGTGCTATTTGGAACGGGTGCAATATCAGATAGAAATAACGCTTGGTTGTTGTCTATGCCGTAAGCTGAAGCAACGGTAGGAAGTGGAGGTGAAGAACTTGTAGGGGCTAAAAATGAACCATTAACACACTTTACTTCTTTTGTTGCACCAGATGGATATGTAATAACTGGCGTAGCATTTGCCGAAGCCGATTCTTCATAGCCAAATATTAAATCGAATGTCTTTAAAGCTGAAGTATTAACACTAAATTGTTTTGTTATTTCAGCAGTTCCATCTAACCCAAATGCCCCAAGCTGGTACGGATTGTCATCTTGTAATACGTAATTGGACACTATGCTTTTAATATTAAAGACAGCAGAAGAAGCATTGTTTGGTAATTGTTTTAACAAAATTACTTCTACACTGTCAAGTTCAATTTTTAATACATAGCGGAAATTGGAGGGTGTAGTTGACTGACCCGTTACAACATATATAAGGTCGTCAGCTGCGCCTTGTAATCCAGTTGTAGATTGTGAAATTGTGTATGCCATTAGATGGTTATTTTAATATTATATATGCCAGTCATATTTTGTTCTACAAAGGTTGCTACATCTAAACCAATAGCTTTTCCTATTAATCTTTTACTTTTTTTATAGCTTTGGTCTAAAGCTATGGCATAGTAATTAGATGGAGCTATCCCGTAATTATAAATTTTAGAACTTATAGCACTAACCATTTGCTTACGTTTAATAAATCTACCCTTCTTGTCACGTATCGCACCAATTGGCTTTTGAATTACCCACCTATCTATTCCACCCCTTAATGTCCCACCACCTGTAAAATTTCCAGAACCAAACTTAAACGGGCTTTTCGGTGCTTCTTTATTAGATATTAAACCCTGTACGCCTTGCTCTACGAAGTCCCAATAAGGTACTGCACCTTCAAAATTTAACTGTATGGTTTCTTTTGAACCTTCAATGGTATAAAATAATGACTTGCTTAGATTTCCTGTAACTACTTTGCCCTGTTCTTTTAATATTTTTCGGGCATTACTTACCACCCGTTTACCTATCTTATTCATTGCTTTATGCAAACTATTCATGTGCATAGGTACACGTTCACCTGCAATATCTAGCTTTATAACTAGCGCATTAGTACGGGGCATCACATAAGTCTATAACGTTAGGCAATCTAATTTCAAAAGAAGTTGACCACCCCGTTAAAAGGTTATCGAAACGTGCTGTAAACGGGTCACATTGTAGTGGCAACTCAAAGTTCCACATACCATCTACGGTTGTGTTTCCGTCATAAACTGCAAACCTAAATTTAGCTGCTACGTCTTGTAAGATTAAAAACGTTTCTGCATATATCTGGGTAAGTAAATCGTCTTGCTTTTCTATACACATATCAGCAACTATAATCTCATAGGTGAAGACAGTTACACTAGCATCTAATTCAGCAGCCGAACATTGCGCATAGAGCAAAGGGTACTTATCTACATCTAGTTTTTCCATGTCTAATCTGTCAAGGCTAAACGTATAAAAACTTTTTAGTTGCAAATGCTCTGTAACTATTTGCTTAAATGTGTTATTAATATCTACAACTGTTTGCATTACATTTTTACTTTGTCTTGTAAGTTTAAGTCTTTTTCGTAAGCCATGAATGTTAAGGCTTGCTCTATATATATACTTTGTACGTCATTCATTTTTAAAATATTACCATTAGCCAGTTCATAAATGATACCAAACCAGCCCCATTTTTTGTGTATTGAGTCGCCTTGACTTTCTTGTCCTTTTCCAAATAGTGTTGCGTAGTGGAAATTAATTCCTTTGCGGTGTTGCAAAAAAAAACCATAGCACCAATTGCAATGTTCATAGGTAGGTCTAGCATAGCTTCTTTGCGCTCTTTACTAATTCTATAATTAGCTATTTCATATTTATCTAGCTTTTCATCTATGACTTCCCGAAACAGAATAGCGCATAGTTTTTCTAAACTATTAAATACACCACCTGAACACATGGTTTCTAAATCAGCGTACTCACCTACCGTAAGTTTAGATAGGTCAGGTATAAATCCGTATTGCTGACCCTTTAATTCAAACCGTCTAACAAGGGGCATTTTTCTAGTGAAGGGGTCGGGGTCTTGCATTAACCAATTTAAGGTAGCTGATGCCTTCTCTATTGAGTCCCACGTTGCATCCTGTAGGGAATTAGGCTCTAGCCCAGAAAGTAGCTCTATACACCTTCTTTGTGCGTTATAAGCGTCTTTTTCTTTTTCATACATTGCCCACAGCTTCATGTATTGCCCAACTGTGATTTCACTGAAGTCGTCTGGTAGTGTTACTTTCATTGTATTGTGTAGCTTCCTGTTTTTCTTAATAGCTTGTTAAGACAAATATACCTCACTGCGTCCACTGCGTGGTTCCAATTGTCAACTGGAATTGGCAACGTCCTATTGTTTTTATCTGTCTTCCACTTATAGTTTCTAAACTCCTTTTGTACGTTTAGGCTTGTGTCCTTAATATGAATTTTATGACGACGTAAAACGTCTATCCCTATGCGAATTGAATCCGCGCCCTTCTTCGCAGGTTTGATATTGAAGCCACCTTGCCCATCCCCTCTATGTATTTCGTGAATGGCTTTTGGTTCAGCTGAATCAGCTATAATTTCTTCGTGCCTCGTTATTCCTATTTCACGAAACTTAGCCATAATATCTGAGTTGGTCATGCCACCTGAATACAGAAATTCCTCTATGTATAATTCATTGCCACGAATCCATACCTTAACCAAAGCTGTCGGGTCTGCGCTAAAGCCCCAATCAATGCCCCATGCTACGGGCTTACATTCTTCAGGAAGTTCTGTGTATATCCTACTTTCAAAAATTGTTGCCCTACTCTTGCCCCTCTCACCTAACCCGTAGATTCTCCAATAGTCTTCGTCTGTTGTTTTCAATAGCTCAATCTCAGCTATAATGTCTTTATCCAAAAAAGGGTTATCTAAGTAGGTAGATTGATAAAATGTACAATCTTCTCTTGGTATGATTTCATCATATATCCAATGAAATTCCTCACTTGGGTTATAGTCCATAATAATCTTAGACATCTCACCTCCCGTTCTAAGTGAAATTTGTCTGTACGTTTCAAGTGATAATTCGTTAGCCTCATTTAAAAAAGCTATATTTCTTTTAGCTCCACGCAACTTTTGTGGCTGGTCTGTCGATATAAATTCCCACATATTACCAAACAGATTGTATGTGTTTTCTGTCTTGTTGTGGTCACGTTCATCATACCAGTCTTCATTGTGAAGTATGGTTAGAAAGTCCCTATAAACTGACGCACGTAAGGAAGGAAAACTTTTTCTTACTACGGTAATAACTAACGCAGCATTTCTATTCTCATAGCATAGGGAACAAAGCACGTTTAAAATAGACCATGTTTTACCTGACCTAGTTCCTCCCTGAAATACCGCCACTCTTGTATCACATCCTATAAGGTCGTAGTATGTCTTTGGTTGCTGTTGCATTATTAGATTAAATACCTTATATTATGGGTATGGAAAACAAAGAAATAGTAAACGAAATTCTAAAACTCATGAAAGAGGTAGCTAATTTAGAAGAACAAAAAAGGGGTGTTGAACTTAAAATAAAAAACCTTATTGCGCTAAGCTCGTAGTATGTTTTAGGTTGGTCTATCATTCTTAAACCATGAAGGCGGTTGAACTGGTTCGTTTATTGTCAACTCAGTTTCGGACTGCTTGGGCATAAAGTAAGGCAATAGATTCGTGTAAGCCTTTAAGAATTTTTCAAGGTCTTGCTCTATTAGAATATCTAATGCTTCAGATACGTGTTGCATTTTACCCTTCATCATGTCGTCAAATAATTCCTTTTGTGAGTTGGTTACTTTATTCTTAACTCCTTTGGGTCTTCCTTTTACGTTGCCAGACTGTCCTTTTTTATATGCCATATCACTGTATTTTACTGTTCTTTTCAGTCAATGCGTCTAAGTTACAAATTTTTCTTAGCCACCTGCCTATCTGTTTTTGTGTTGGTGCATAGCTATTAATGGGGTCTATCTTATTCATTTCATACCTCCACCATACGACATACTCAGCTTCTTCGTAACAATATCCACAAAGGTTATCTTCCCTTACTTCCCTTCCACAGCAAGAACTCCTTAATTCATCGCCTGGGTAATTATTAAAGTCCTCGTGCATATCCTTCTGCCATCCTTTCAAAGAAAGTTTTGTGCCTATCTTTTAGTGTGTACTTAGCTACCGAAGTAGTAGAACCCCACCGTGTTTTTACTTTAATATCTGAGGTTGTTATATTATAACCTTCTTTACGTAGTAGGCAAACGGTAGCTGCTAACCTTGTATTGCCTAAATCTCTAATTGCTTCTAAAGACGTTATAGAATTATGGTCTTCAAAGTATTTTAATAGTCTTGTTTTGTGTGTGCTTTTCATTGTGTGTTTTTTAACAGTATAATGCTACTGGTTCGGTTTCTTCTAATGCTCTTATCTTTTCTATGTGCTTAAACCATTTAAGAGTTGTAGAGGCTTCTTTCACCATGTGTTCCCAGTCTTCTTCATTTAGACATTCACCAATAGATTGTCTTAATCCTTGAAGTTGGTAAAGCATAGAATCGTTGTAATTGTAACCTCCATACTCATTAAAAATAGCATAACATTGGTCATTCATTTCTACTACGCTTTTCATCATTTGAGCCATAGTTTTACTTATTGTTGTTTCATTCATATTAGTTTTCATTCGTAGTTATAAATTCGCAATGCTCTAAACAATCGGGGCAAATGCCCATCTCGGTTTCTGTTGTGCTTACTCCACAGCAATCACTAAATGTTTCGTCTTCGTTATTCATCTATTTTATTTTTAAAGTGTTGTATTATAGCTTCCGTTTTTTGCTTATAGTGTTTCTTAAAATCCCCTTCACCTCCGTCTTGCTTCCATAGTATATATAAAACATTCCTTAGACGTTGTGACTGTGACTTTGGTTCATCGTAAAGGTCTATATCTATATTGTCTAATTCGTCTACTTCTTCCGTATTCATCTTTTCTTCACCTCTGAAATACAGAACGCCAAATTGCAATAGCATCTGGTCAATTACCATAATTTCTTGCGAAGTCTTTTCTTGCGTTATAAACCTAATAGAAACAGTCCCATCTTTCTTTCTATTATAGCTGTCAAAAATTACGGGGCAAAGTATTTTACTCATCGCATGATGCTTCGTATGCCTTTTGTAGCTCTAACATCCTACCCTCTACACATGAACCACAATTTGTTTTCTTGCTCATCTTTTGGAATGTTCTAAAATAAAGGTCAATTACAATTTGTTGTACACCTCTATTTAAAACGCCTTTGTGTAAAGCTGGTGCTAACACTTCTGCCCATAGTTTTTTGTCTTCCTCATTAAATGGATTAAAGTAAGCAAAGCGTTTATTAAGATAAGCCTTGCGTTTTCCACAACCACAGTCTTCACCAGCTATTTTAGTTACTATGTCCTTGACTACATCGGGTATTAGGTTTTCAATAGTGTCACCTAATCCTTTTTCTATTTTCTTTGAGGTGTTCTTGCGCGGTTTTGATACTTTTGTAGAGCGTATTTTTCGAGATTCCTGTGGCATCTGATAATGTTTTTAATGAATGTGAATGTAAATAATATGACTTAAACACTTCAGCGTCAAACCATCTAATTTCCTGTAAGATACGAAAAGCATCTTCAATTTGGTTTTCTATGTCTATTTGTGTAGGTGTGTTATTTGAGTCTTCAATAGTTTTTAATATTTCAATAGGGTATTTTCTAGCTATCTTTTCATTGTTTTTTTTATATTTATAGTAGAACCTTGAAGACTTGCTAAAGCCACAAATTGCCATAGACCTACACATATAACTCATTAGTTCATTACGCTCGCAAATTGGTTCATATTTTTCTTTGTTTTCTAAATATGATAAAGTCAAGTCATTTAATAAGTCGCCTGCGTAATCTTCACCAACATACCGTTTAGATACATTTAATAAATAATCATAGTTTTCTTCTATAAATTTATTTACGCATCCCACAAGTCGTTGTATTTCTTAGTGTAGAACTCTCGCATTTCTATAATTTCTGCCGTACTGTATTTGCGTATTTGGTTACTCATAACAACTATCTTTTCGGCTGTCCCTTGTCCATAATCTTGGTCTAACCTTCTACCGTATGCCCAACTCATGCCCTGCATAAACAAATTGCATTTGGGACATTGGGGCTTACAGTTGTACAAGTCGTCTTCTTCATCGTATAACCACCTAGTAGAATATTTAGCCCTTGTAACAAAATGCCCGTTGTGTAATTCACTAGGTAATTTTTTACATCCACACGTGTAACATTCTTGAAGCCCGTCTTTATCTAAATTGCTAAACCTCACATATTTACTTAATGCTTTATCTAGCTTTTTTATTTCTTTAGACCTTTTTACCACCTTACAATAATACGATTTTTAATTTAAAACATTGTAAGTTGTGCTTGATGGATTTTCAATCGCTTACAAGCTGCATTGTAGTAGTCTGTATCTAGCTCACAACCTGTCAAGTCAAAGCCTAAGTTGTGGCATGCTATAGCAATCGAGCCGCTTCCTAAATGAGTGTCAAGAATCTTATCACCTTCTTTTGCGTAGTTCATTAAAAGCCACTCGTACAATTTAACAGGTTTTTGTGTGGGATGTATTCTATCTTTACCTCCCCTTAAATTATCAAATGGGCTTATTTTTATTATTTTACTGGAAGATGAAAAGGATGAGTAAAGAAATTCTACACTTGCAAAGTGTACGTCATTACTCACTAATTTATCCCAACAAATCCACCCACTACTGACGTCTAAAAATTGAAGAAAATAATTAGCCCCGAAAATAATTTGATTGCAAGAGGTTCTTTTAAGCTCTTTAAAATACTTTTCAGAGGGGACACTATCCCATAAAATAGATTTGTGATTTTTGTTGGTTGTTTTCGTTCCGTTCTTATGCGTTTTTGTTATTATTGTTTTTTCGTTCAATATCCCATACGGCGGGTCAACTATTGCTAACTGAAAGTAGTTGTCAGGATAGCGACCCATTAACTCCATGTTGTCCTCGTTAGTTAAGTTTATCATTCTCCCATCTTATTTTTTAACCTAGCTCCAGCTCTATCGAAATCTCTATCGGGTGTAGGCTCGTTGAGTACGTCCTTTAAAAATTCACCTAAAGGTTTATAATCACTAGACCGTTTTAAGTCTGTAACTTCCCAATCATGTTTCTTTTCTGTGTGGTGTCTTTCCATAATCTCTGTCCTAACTTCACCTTCATACCTGCATATAAATTCTAAAATTTCAGGGGTCTTTAAACGCTCATAGAGTTTACCAAATTTTCCTTTACGAATCATATTAAAACAAGTACGAATTTCCTCTAGCTTAATAGTTGGGTGGTCTTCAACTATTGCATTACAGCAAAAGATAAGTTCTTCATCGCCAGCTATTGTTGTTTTGGCATCTAGCTCTTTTATTAATCTTCCCACTTCTGACATAATCCAACCCCTAACCATAGCAGGGTTTTCTTTTATAGCTGCCTTAATGTTCGTACCCTCTTGCCATGCTTTTGAAGGTGTTAGGCTTAGGCTTTTATCCTTCAGTAACAAAACGCTCAAGGGCGTTAGGGTCGAAGTTTCCTTTGTTAAATCCTTTTGCTCTGTTTTCATTTGTGTGTGTTAGTTTTCTTCTTTTCCAATTTCTTGCGGTTGCCTTCCAATCCTTTATAGAATTACCGCCTTTTAGTTTCCAACCCGTTTGTTCATACCAATCATAAAATTTACTAGCCTCTTGCGAATCTAGTTCTAGTTCTTTAAAATATTCTAAGCACTCGCCTTCTGTTGAGGGGCGCCCTATCTTATTTGTATTAGTAGTTAAATTAGTCTTTGTATTAGTATGGCTCACTGTGGTGAGGTTAGTATCCTCATTCTGGTGAGGTGAGTACCCACCCTCTAGTGAGGTAGCTAACCGTAAAATTCGACGTGTTACATTGCCGTACCCCTCCCTGTCCCTATATACATATCGCATTTTTACAAGACCCCTTAAAGCCTTTTCTACCCCGCTTTCAGAAATTTGTAGGTGTTGAGCTAGATGGTCGTTAGAAACAAAACAAGGTAAATTGTTTTTACTAAAGCTGTCAATCTCTATTATCATTAACTTTTGTGTCCAAGTTAATTGTTTGTTTAAATATATTGTGGACGGTATCCACACCCCTTTGAAGTTCCTTTTCATAATTTGTATTTTGTTTCACCTGTTCTTCTATTTAGTTCTAAACCTATTCTATCTATCTCATTGCCGTATTGAGCGTGTTTAACGTCTTTAATGTCTGTATTTATATATCTGAACATTAAATACTTTCTAAGCCTTTTAAGGTCTTCTATTCTATTCGCGTAGAGCTTTAACATCTTCAGCACGTTCTGTTATCATATCAAGTAAGTCGTCTGGTTCTGTATCTGACCACTTTGAAAGTTGTGGTAAGTACATAAATAACCTTTTCGGGTCTGTATTATACCACCTATTTACGGTGTTTTTACCTAACCCTAACGCATCATTTAGTTTTGTATGCGTACCAAATTTAACTTTTATCCAAGTACCTAATGTCATTTTATATTTTTTTTAGTTGGTTAATTAATGTTTGAGCAAAAGACAGAAGCCTTTTAAAATATTCTTTACGTGTTTCTTCATCACCAATATATTCAAGGTGTGTCAATGCCTGACCCATTGCCCACATTTTTACATCTAAATCTTCTGTGGGCTGGTCTAGTTCATACTCAACTGGTGAGTAGTCTGGAAGGGTTGCTTTCATCTTTCCCATTAGAATGGTAATTCGTCTTCGTCTGCCATTTCAGAACCCCACCTAGATTTTACTGCGTCATCTTGGTGAAACTTCGGGAAGGTGTCACGGGCATTTAAAATAGTGTCTGCTAATATACAAGTGTCTTTCATATACTCAACAATCGCTTTGTGATTTCTAGCTGGCAAAGAACCCATCATAGAAATTGCTTGACCCATTGCCCATGAACGTTCTATAACCACACTTCTATCGTCACCAACTGTAACCGATTTATTTGAAAACTTACCATCTGAATCTGGTCTTCTTACTTTGCCCCATGACCCATAACTATTTGTTCCAGCTATTTCATATTCTACTTCGTCACCAATAGAAAATGGTGAATCTGCTGTTTTGTGGTTAGCACTCACTTCTACATCGTTATCAAAAACGTACAACTGTTTGAATAGCCTACCGTGTTGACCGTCATAGTGACCGTTACCTGTAATGTGTTTAATTTTTGCAATCATAATTATTTATTTAAAATGTTTTCTTCAACTGTTTTCTCTAAATTTTCGTAACCTAATTCACTAGACAAATCGTCTGCTATATTTGTGATGTCAATTACGTGTTCCTTTATATGAAGTTCTATCTTTTGAACCTCATGCCCTGAAGGGTCTTTTGGCTGGTCGTAATCCACAAATGAACCTTGACCCCAACACTCATAATGTACTTCTATGTACTTATCTTTTTCTAACTCTATGGTAAAGCTATCTTTCATAGTCTTAGTTTTCGCCAAAGTCTATTGAGTCTATCGCATCGTCCATAAACCTTTGTTCTAATCCAGACCTTACATTAGCCTTTTCTTTTGCTGCCTCAGTTTGGTAGTAAAAATCTTCAAAGTAATTTAAACCCTGCTCCGTCATCTCTATTTCAGATAGCTCTTTTTTTAAAACCTCCTTACGACTGGTAATCCTTCTTTTTAATTCCAGACCCAATTTGCAATGGAAATCTGACAGTTCGTCTATTGAAAAGTTATCTATAATTCCTTGAAACTCTATTTTGTAATCTTCCATTACTTCTTTATTTTTTGTTGGTTTTCAATAACTTTTTTTGCAATTTCGTATGCCTCTAACTTTAGCCTATATTCAACTAGACGTTCTTCGTGCCACTTGATATTGTCCTTAGAGTCCTTAATTAAATCCTTTATACTATTCATCATTCGTTTATTTGTTTAAAGCAAATATAGGGTATTTAATCCATAGAACCTAATTATACCTAAAATATTATGCATAAGAAAAGGGCAACCCACGTTTGGACTGCCCTATATACTTAACCAAATAGCTTAATTATGCGTATAAGCTGGTGCAATATAAAGCTAAAACCCCCAACAAATTAATGTCAGGGGCAAATAGCTGAATGAAAAACTATTGTATAAAGCAAAGGGAATACCTTACACCTTGCTAATTTAAGGCTTTACAACCCTATCTACAAATCTTATTTCTTATTTCTACTCTTACCCATTACAATAGCTTGCAAGACCCTGGATAGGATATTAATGATTTTGTCGTCCTTCGTGCTTTCAGTTAACGCTGTTAGCGTACTTAGTAAAGTGATAATTGCGAGGGCAATTTCTGCCCAGTGAGTTGTTAATAGCTCCATGTTATTTTAATATTAAAAATGAAAATTTGTCTTGTACTTGAAAATTTGGGCACGTCTTAGTTGAATACTCATTGTGTCCATGTATTGTTAATTCACCAAAAACCGTTCTTAAACAATCTACTAACTTTATAAAAGCTATTTCTTGCGTCATGGTCATGGTGTCTTTAGTTTCTTTTGTTTTACTATCTAACCCCCCTGAATATGCAACTCCAATACTGTCAGCATTCTCGCCTCGTGTGTGCGCACCTTGTTGTGTTACTGGTCTACCTTCTTCTATCTGTCCGTCTTGGTGAATTACGTAGTGATAACCACAATCTGAAAAGCCCCTTTTCTTATGCCACTTACGAATAGTCGCAACGTCAATAAATGACTTGTCATAAGTAGCTGTACAATGTAATATGATACGTTTAAACTCTCTCACTTTATACCTTTTTCTGCTAAGAGTAATTTAATATCTTGCATACCCTCGCATAGTTCTTTTAATAAAGTCTTAACTTCACCTTCTTGTTTCTCTAAAGAATATATTCGGGCTTTAATTTTAGTGACATCGTTAGTCATCTTTATCCAAGTACCTAATATTCCTGTAAAAGCTGTCGCTGCTACTGCTACTAATTCCATTAGACTGTAATTGTGTAGTATGTAGTATAAATTTTCATAGACCACCCTCCATTGAAAACATCTGTACACCACGCTTGTAAAGGTTTGTTTTCTGAAGTTTCTCTAAGGACGGTGCCAAAAGTCGTGTTATTAGGTGATATTACTACTGACCGTATACCGCTTGCAATTCCATTCATAAAATCACGTAAACTACTAAAATATTGGGTAGTAACAGAAGTTGAGGCGTCCCAACCTATTCGAAAATCGTCCGAAGAACTTTCGTTAGGGCTTCCCCAAGTAACCACTATATTTATATTAGTGGGTACGATAATTTTTCCCGCTTGGGCAGCCACCAAAGTAATCGGGGTGTCATTGTATTTCATCGTCAACACATCGGCGTTTGATACCGTAGTTTCTACTTGTGTAAGTATGCCTGCACCACCGCCACCCGTTAGATTGCTAACTTGAATTTTCTTACTTGTTCCAGCAGGCCCTCCCGTTGTGTCCCCTACATCTACAATATGTAGTACGTCTGTACTAGCTGGTGCTACGGCTAATTCTGCTAAGTCTGTTACTTTTGTTGGCATCTATCTAAATATATACGTAATTTAATAACGTTCTTACGAGTTGAAATATTTGACCCCAACGGCTGTTGCAAAGGCTTTAAGCTGGTTGTTGTCTGTGATTCTTGGGTAGACGTTAAGTCCACCGAAGTAGTTTCGTCTTGACGGGGATAAATCGGCACCTGTATTTTGATTGTATTCAGGGAATGATGAAGTGTTAAAGTTAAGATATTCTATCAATCTTTCACGGTAAAACATAGCAATTTCTTTTGATTGCTCAACTACACGCCTTATGTCTGTCATGCTTGCTGACGTTCCTTGCTCACTTGTGTTGACAATTACAGAGTTATTTGAAAACCGTAACCTCACCACATACGCCACTTCACAAAATGCAAATTGAACCAAAGCAGGTTGTATGTAATCTTCTAGCAAAGTTTGATAGGCACCAGTAACGGTATCTGCTTCAATTAATTCTTTTAGTTTGTTATCCAATTGTGTGCCCAAGACATTTAAAATCCAACGGTCTTGACTTATACGTATATAAGGCTGTAACAAATTGTCGTCTACCGTACTACCCAAAGCGGTGTCACGTTTTAATATTGAACTAGATATAAATAAAGTGTTAGCCATTAGTTTACTGCTTTAGGGTATAAAATTGAACCTCTGTCGGGCATATCAATCGGGGCTTCCGTTTCATACCCTTCGTTTACTACGTATGGGTTGTCACCTACTCTACGCATTACGGCGTCAAAGTCACCTTGAATTTCTTGTTCTTCGTCTGTGAACTCAAAGATTTCGTCATTAGGTGCGTAAATGAAAATGTGTCTTTTAAACCCATGACGGCAAAAACAACCGCCCTTATATTTAAGTAAATCGTACTTGCCTCCTGAATGTGCAAAGTTACCATTAACCCCATCTTCTGACATTTCATCTATGTCTTCATAACGATACATAGCACCATCACTTGATAAATCCATCATTACCTCACAGAACTCTCTGCTTTTGTAGTTTGGATTTTCTGGTGGTGTTTTGGCATTTTCAAAGTAACTATAACGAATTGCAAATAGATAACCCTTTGGGCTTATTACATCGTAATCTGAGTCCATTTCGTAGTCTGCATATCTACTTGGGTCGCCTTCCATTTGAAAAGCCCGGTGCATTTTCTTATAAGAATGAAAAGTTTTATCTTCTTCGGTGTTTGTTACGTCTTCACTTTTCCAAAGGACATAACCTTTTGGTGGTGGTGAACTACGTTCAGACAAATGTTTTAACCATGCTGCGCCTTGTTCTTGACTTATTCTGTCTGGTGCTTTACTTAGTTGCGTTTCTGCTTGTTCTTCAATTTCCCGTTCTTCCTCTTTTACTTGAGCAATAGCATCTACCCCTTCAGAAAATAATGCTTCAGCTACTTCGGGCGTAAATTGTAGCATTTGAATTAAGAATACTTTTGCTTGTTCTTCGGATAAAATACCCTCTTTTACATTTACTAAGATATTTAAAGCCGAAGTTATTTGCGCTCCATTATATGAAGCATCTTTAGAAGCCGTATCAGCTCCACCCGTAGCACCAAATAAATTGTCTACCGTAATAAATGAAGCAGGCTTTAAGGGCTTAAAGAACAAATCTAAGGTTATAGATGAAGACGCAAAGACGGGGCGTAGACCGTCTAAAATTAATCTTTGCATAGGAAGTACCACTGTGTTGTAGAAAAGGTCGTAAGCGTTCTTCATTTCCTCTGCATTAGACCCGAAGCCTCCACCCTCTGAACGTAATCCAAATAACAATGGGCTGGTAACTCTGTGACCAGATAGAATTTTTATAACTACTTCTTTACTTAGGTAGTCAAAAACTTGGTGCGCATCGCTAATATTAAAACTTTCTACTGTTGGGGCGTTTTCAGCTGAATCGTTAAACGTCATTAGAATTTTCCCAGCGTTACTAGCTGAACCAAACTTGTTGTATATAAGCCTTTCTAGTTCTGCACGTTCTTCTTCTGTTGGAATACCGTCGTTAAACGACAAAATTGTGCTGGGGAAAAAGCCGTTATTTATTGAGTTTAAATGATACTCACCTAGTGCTGCATCTACCTGAATATAATTTTGAGAACCTATATATGAAGGCAAACCGTAGTAAAAACTTAAAGGGTTGTATGTTTTAATATGAAGTATCTGACTAGCTGCTGTTCTGTCAGATGTACTAAATACTGGTATGGCTTGGGGTTTCTCATTATTTGCCCAATTTGTTTTGTGGTAAAATATGTCAACTTGGTCTTCATCGTTAGCTACTCCACACCGTACCGTAGCAGCTGGGACGTGGTGAATTTTACTTATAGTGGAACGGTCTTGTGACCAGATAATATTGAAGTAACAATTTCCGTATAGCTCAAGGTCAAAAGCACAACGTTTTAATGCGTCCTTATCACTAAAAATTTCATTTACTTTTAGCCATTGCTCAATGTTAGTGTCTTTAGATAATGCATCTAAACCTTCACCATAAATCATTTGTGCTACACCGTTTATAACAGCACTATGAATACTGGAGCTAGAAAATAGTTCTTCTAAATAGTGTGGGTAAAGGTTGTCCGAACCCATGTCAATCCACTCTTTATTCTGTGATTCCCTGAATTGTGGTGTTACACTACTAGTGTAATTTAATACGTTGAAAAACTTCTTATTCATTTGTATATACGTTGTATGCGGTTTCATCCCCTACGGTGTAGGCTTCGTATGTAGATTCTTTAAAAACTGGAACGCTACTAACAAAAGATAATCTAGTTGCCAAAAGATTAGCTTTAACTGCATCTTTAAAGGTTACAAGATACATACCTTCTTCCATAGTTGCGTTAGAAGCTGGTGAAGTTTCAGGTGGTGGTGTAATAGAAATAGATTGATACCTTCCGTTTGTAGTTAAAACGGGTGTATCTTGAAATTTAAACTTTCTATTTGTTAATTGGTTTACAAACTCAATATCTAAAAGAATAGTGGTTACACTTTCACTATAACCTTCTAGCTTTAAATATAGCGTTTGAGCTGTATTTGTGTTGTTTATCTGTATCACATTAATATATATAAAGTAAACGGTTTTGTTTAAAGTAAAAAAGGGACAGCCGAAGCCACCCCTTTTTCTTTTTTATATTTATATGTCGTTACGCTGCCGTAACAGTTGCATTAGTTACACTGTCTAGTGGGTAGTCAGCCACACCTAACGTTCCTGCTGTTGCAAGGAAAATAGGGTTTTGCTCACGTGCTGTAAAGTCAATGGTAAATCCGTTAAGGTCGCCATAAGCTACACCCGTTTGGATATTTCCACCCGTTACATTACACCCAAACTCTGCACCCAATAACCAGCACTTTAGATTATTATCAAGAACCCAAATATTTGGTCTTCCTTGACAAAGTTCTTTAATGTCTGCAATATCCGTTACTGTCAACTTTTGAAAAGTACATGACAAAACTTGCTCGAAGAACGTAGTTCCACTTGCTGGGTCAGCCATGTAATTAACAACTAAGCTAGATAGCTCTGGACGTAGTTCAAACTCAAAAAAAGTTTGTGCTGTTATTGCCGTAACTGTATTAGCGGTTTCAGCCCAACCTGCTTGACTAACCATATCTTTATAGTTACCAATATAGATAGCCTTAATACCTCCTAAACTGTCTTTACAATCTACTATTCTACCGCCGTCAATTTCACAAGCCATGATTTTTTCAATTTAAAGGGTTAAACTATGAGGCAGTAAAAATTGCTGCGTAAGCACCTACAACAACGTCTGTTGGAATAGCTACTTGCATACCCAAACCGAAACGCATTGCGATTTTTACTTGGTCTGAACCATCAAATTGCCATGCGTCAATATATTGAGCTGTCGTATAATCTGTCATAAGGTTAGAACCTACAACTAGGTTTTCTTCGTATGTCAATACAAGTGCATCGTTAAACATACCGGGACAAACGTGAATTGGAACACCTAAGTATTGCAATGTGTCAAACGCTTGGTTAGTAGACTGTAAGTTTACACCTTGAGAATCACCAGCATTAGCCATAGCGTGCATATAAGTTCCTGCTGTTTTAGGTGAACAATAAAAAGCTATATCTGTACGGTTTAAAATAGCTGGGCAACTTGCAAGAGCCTTTTGGTAAACTAGGTTAAAAGCACCCGTAGCATCGAGAATTAAACCAGTTTCGAATCCTAAATTTGTAACAACTTGCTCGTTAGTTACTGGTGTTGCATCTACACCGCTTGCATTTAAAATAGAACCTCGGTAGCCAGCGTTATTAAATACACCATCGTTAGATAGGAAGCCTTGTGGTAAAGTTGTATCGATACCCTGCCAAATTCCTACCTCTACACCTTGTGCTGTATATCCAGCAACGGTAGCCATAGAGAAGTTTACAAACTCTGGTGACCCTGCGGTCATAGTTTCACGTGCGCCCGTCATACCTGCCCATGTAGGTAAAAGTGTCTTACGACATAATGCCTCCATTACAGCTAAATCTGTTAGCTCAAGAACTCTTTCACCTAATACTAAAGAATTGGTGTCGTCCCAATCACAATTTGCTGCTACAATAGTTCCCGTTGAACTTAGACTAGAAATTACTGCTTTGCTTTGGATTCCGTCAATTTGACGAACAAAGCCTTTGTTTAAAGTTTCAGCGAGTTTTAAAGCTGGTGCAACAAAAGGGGCTGCTAGAACTCCTGCGTATGTTGTGGCAGGGTTTACTGTTGGTCCTGCTCCGTCAGCAAATCTGCGACGAACCGAACGGTTTGTTAGTTTTGGAAGATTGTTATACATTATTTTCCGTAGTTATTTATCATGTCTAAAGCCTGCGAAGTAGACTTGCCTAGTGTCTTAGTTCCTACTTCAGCACTTGAAAAATTCTCTTGCTTCATGTTAGGGGCGTTTCTTAATCCAGAAGCAGCAGGTGATGCTCCTAGTTCTCTAAGTTGTTTACGCAACTCAATATTCTGACGACGAAGACGACGTGTAGCTCTTTGCTCACGTACTTGTGTCATTTGTGTTTCACTCATCTCTCTACGTGCTGGA